TCGTCCCGAATCACGTTGCTGACTCGTTCTTTGCATCTGTTTATCCTACTATTACTTCTGGTCAAAACACCAAAGTAATTATTGTATCCACCCCACACGGTATGAACCACTTCTACCGTTTGTGGCATGATGCAGAGAAACAGAAGAATGATTATGTTCCTACAGATGTTCACTGGTCAGAAGTTCCAGGTAGGGATGAAAAGTGGAAAAAGACAACTATTAAGAACACATCAGAAGCACAGTTTAAAGTTGAGTTTGAATGTGAGTTCCTAGGATCAGTTGATACTCTGATTGCTCCAAGTAAATTAAGAACTCTTATATACGATAATCCAATCAAAAGAAATGCTGGATTGGATGTATATGAACCATCTCAAGATAAGCATGATTATGTCATGACAGTTGACGTGGCAAGAGGTGTTGGAGAAGATTACTCAGCCTTCGTTGTGGTGGACATCACCTCTTTTCCACACAAGGTGGTTGCAAAATATCGGAACAATGATATCAAACCGATGTTGTTTCCAAATATCATATATGAAGTAGCAAAGAGTTATAATAGTGCTTACATTTTATGCGAAGTAAATGATATTGGAGACCAGGTTGCATCTATCCTTCAGTATGACCTTGAGTATCAGAATTTATTGATGTGTTCTATGAGAGGTAGAGCAGGTCAGATTGTTGGTCAAGGATTCTCTGGTAAGAAAACACAGTTGGGAGTTAAGATGTCCAAGACTGTGAAGAAGGTTGGTTCACTAAACTTAAAGACATTAATTGAGGAAGATAAACTAATCTTTAATGATTATGAGATTATCTCAGAACTAACAACCTTTATTTCAAAACATAATTCATTTGAAGCGGAAGAAGGATGTAATGATGACTTGGCAATGTGTCTAGTCATCTATGCTTGGTTGGTCCAGATGGACTACTTTAAGGAACTAACCGATCAAGATGTGAGAAAGAGATTATATGAAGAACAAAAGAATCAAATCGAACAGGACATGGCACCATTTGGTTTTATGGATGATGGACTAGATGGAGAGAGTTTTGCTGATGAAGATGGTGATAGATGGTTTAAAGCAGATGAATATGGTGATAGGTCTTACATGTGGGAATATAGATAATGGATCTAGATGGTCAGATCAAACTAGGACACCTTCTTTTACAAGACAGAAAGTGTAGGGTATGTGGTGAGACAAAAAATTTAATAGAGGGATTTTATAGAACAAGAAAAGATAGAGGCCCAGTTGCATCTTCATATTCTTATGAGTGTAAAGACTGCACGATAAAAAGAATGATGAAAAGTAAAAGGTCAAATAATATGTGGGAATATCCAGATTGGTAGTTCACGTCATGTTTCCCCTCTGAAAAGTGTCCTTTTAATAAATATTTTTAAACTGAGATCACGGAGAAACAAAACATGGCGACTCCTCAATTATCTCCTGGCGTATTAGTCAGAGAGGTTGACCTAACAGTAGGAAGAGCTGATAATGTACTTGATAATATTGGTGCAATCGCTGGACCTTTTGAGATTGGACCAATTGAAGAACCAATTGACATCACTACTGAGCAAGAACTTAT